TACAATCATGTCGAAGTAAGGACGCTTTCTTTTTTCTGCGATTGTGATTAATCGGAATTTAATTTCTGATAGAGTCACGCTGCACCTCTCTCTTCCACTGGGAATGACATGCCTACGAAACGACAAATATCTAAGCGATCCTGAACCTTTACAGATCCACGCTTACCGTGACGATTTTTGGCAATAATTAACTCGGTTACACCAGTTGGCGCATTAGTCTCTTTTTCGAGGATTGGATGAACCATGATGATTTGGTCTGCATCCTGTTCAATCTGTCCAGAATCCTTAAGATCACTTGCTACTGGCTTGTGTCCTTCTGCTCCACGGTTAAGTTGAGCCAATGCAATTACTGGGCAATCAAACTCTTTTGCCATAGCTTTTAAGTCACGACTGATTGATGCAACTTCTTGAACGCGATCCTTCTTAGATGGGTCTCGGATTAAGCCGATATAATCAACAATGATGCAGCCCAAAGCCTTGTACTTACGCTTCGCTTTGCGCGCATAACTTTGGATTTCAGCAATCGTTGGCTTTTGCTTTTCTTCAATAAAAATTGGCAGGTTTCTAAATTGAGCAATAGTTGCAGTAAGCTTCTCAAACATCCCGTCATAGATTTCACCGTTGTGAAGATTGTTATACGGGATTGCACCTAATGCCGAGATCATGCGGTTGGTTAGGGTCGGCGTATCCATCTCAGCAGAGATAAACAAGACTGGCATGTTGTAGCGCTTAGCAGTTTGCATTGCACACATCTGAGCAAGAGTTGATTTACCACTGCCCGGACGACCACCAATTACACAAAAATGACCCTTTTCAATTGTTCCCAAAAGATTATCAAGATGAGGAATATTGAACTGAACACCTATGAAGCCCTTTTGTTCTTTCTGAGCAATCTTTTTCTCAAATCGCTCAAGTGTTTTTTCTAAAGCCTGGTTAAAATCAAAACCTGTTTGCTTTTGCTCAATAGAATTACTAGATGAACTAAATAAATTCTCAGCAGCTAAGTAAACATCAGTGATAGTCAGATCTTTAGCGCACTCCGCAATCGAGAGACCAATATCTTCAACTTCGCGATGCTGCTTAAGTTTATTCAACTCAGCAACAAAATATTCCAAATGGTGTACGCTACCAACCGCACTGTTAAGTTCAATTAAATACTCTTCTCCACCAATATCATTGAGAAGGTTTCGCTCTTGTAGATGCTTGCAGACAAACACTGAGTCATATGGCTTATCAGCATTAGCAAGCTCAACAATCGCCTTGTAGATAATCTTGTGACGACCAGCGTAAAAATGTTCTTCGGTAAGATCATTTGCGACAACCTCAAGGGAATGGCTCACTGTCATCAAAGCGACTAGCACACTCTGCTCAATTGTCATATTTTGAATGTTTGTACTCATTACCAGTCTCCATATTGCAATTGGGCATTAGAGAAATCAGGAGCTACCACAGGGCTATTGACTTGAAACCAATACTCGTTTTCCCATTGTTTTTGGTTTAACCAAGCGCTAGGTGATGGAATGAACTCACCATCCTGCTTTGTCCAAGAGACATCAGATTTTTGTTTTTCAAGAACTGAAAGAAGTGTTTCAATCGCAAAACTTCCTTCATGCTTTGTGAAAGTTTTATAAGTGCCAGACTTGTCTGATTTACGTTTACAAGTTGGATATGCAGACCAGAACTTCTCAAAGTTTTCTGAGTAACCCACCCCTTGTTTTTCTTTGTTTTTATTATTGTTATTGTGTGGCGAATTTTTAGTATGGTTTGATACTAAATTTTCGTATGGTTCCGTACTATTTTTTAGCATAGCTAAATTTTCGCTAGGCGAATTTTTAGTATGGTTTTCAGTGGTAATTATCTGGTCAGTTAGAGACCATTCATTAATTTGTTTGTCAGTTTCAAGGCGGATAATTACACCCATCTCTTCCAAAATTAATAGGCCTTTTTGTACAGTATCCTTGTTGTATCCAGTAGCTTTTACAAACTGAGATAGGCTGATGCTATCTGCTTGTTTATTCCAGCCACGCGTTTTACGAACAATGAGAAGATAACAAGGCAAAGCTGCACCCTTCATCTTAGCCATATGTCCGTTATCTATTAGGTCATTAGGAATCTGGAATGCATTAGAAATAAAACTAGTCATACCAAGCTCCTCTTAAACTCTTCATAAGCATCGTTGATTTCTTCAATGAAGAATTCATCACTTGAAGCATCGTAAAGCCTTTGAAGATCGCCATATTGGCGTGCATATTTCGCACCTTCATAAACTCCATGCTCATACTCCCTTATGAACCGCAAAGCTGTAGGATTCATAGTAATGACGCTCCAAGTTACTTTTAGCCTCAGCTACAGCGACCGAGTTTTTTAAACTGCGTTCTGTTGCATAAGCCTCAACCGCTTTTTGAAACAAACTAATCTTCCGATTTAGTTCAATGTCTGCTAATATTGAATAGTTCATTTGGTTCTCTCCGATTGAACGTGACCGCTAACCTGTTCGCGCAGGAAGCGGTTTTTTATTGCCCTTGATTCCCAGTAATCCCTTCTAATCCCTCGTCGATTTCGACTTCAGTACTAAGCTCCCTTATCAAACCTGTTAATCCCAAGCGCTCCATGTTTTTTGCCTCTATATTAAGAATGTGCCACTCGCCAGCGATTTCTTTTTCAAGAAGCCAAGCGAGATACTGAGCCAAGTTCTTACCTTTGAAATTTGCTAAGACTTTTGCTCGTTGATGATTTTCGGGAGACAAACGCACATGCGTAGAATTTTTATCAAGACTCATAAAACTTTCCTTAAGATGCCGCAGCAGTTCTTTTTAATGGTTGTTTACCATCAGCAAGGTCACGTATTTGGTATTCACGTGCTAATGGTATTTTTGACTCGTCCCACTGACTGATTGCATTGTGAGAAATCCCTAACTTCGCTGCTAACTGTGTAACAGTGCAGTTAAGCAGGGTTAAAGCTTCTGACTTAGTCATCTAACTTACCCATAAAGTAATTTAACTTACCTTATTAAACTACATAAAACTTACCAAGTCAATTGGTAAGATAACTTACGTTCTGCTGGTGGAATTAAAATGGAAACGCTTGGTATTCGCTTGAAAAATCTGCGTAAACGGAAAAAACTTACACAACAAGCTTTAGCTGATCTTGTTGGTGTGTCTAAAACTTCTGTTATTTACTGGGAAAAAGACGAAAACGTACCTAAGCATGAAAGCTTAATGGCATTAGCCAAAGCCTTGGGTAGCTCTACAGAGTACCTCTTGAAAGGTAAAGAGCCTAAAAATCTTACTAATTTTAATATTCAAGACTTTATTAATAAGCATGGACTAACTACTAAAGAAGAAGCTTCATTTGACACAGACAGTATCATTGAACCTGATGTTGTCGAGTTTGATGAGGTCAACGGTTATATATGGATTGATGTTGTGGAAGCTAACTTTTCGTGTGGTACTGGGGAATCAATTGAATTCCATTTTGATGTAATTAATGAAAAATATCCGTTCCCTCCTTCGTTCTTTCAAAGAAAGATGGTGGACCCTAAATGCTTAAGGCTCATTAAAGCTAAAGGCGACAGTATGGCTGATTACATTCATGATCAGGACCTTGTGGGTATCGACTTATCTCAAACCGAAATCATAGATGGTGAGATTTATGCAATTTACTTTGCAGGTGAAGGAATGATAAAACAGATTTTCAAAGAAGCTGATGGCTCTTTAGTTCTGCATAGCTTTAATGAAAAGTATCGCGATAGGATTGTTACTGAACAAAATGGATTGAATTTTAAGGTTATTGGGCGCCAGGTGTGGCGCGCAGGCTAAAATTAGCTAATTTTCATTACCCGCCATGTGCGGGTTTTCTTTTATCTATCAAATAAAAAGTAAGTTAACAAAAATAAAAAGTAATTTTAATTACCATTTCTCTTGACCATTTTGGTAAGTTACCTTACTATCTTCTCATCGACAAACAAAAACCGCCATAGGGTTCGAAGTCTAGGCGGTTTGCATCTAATGCGGAGATAAGTATGAATATAAAAGCCAACATAGTCAAATCCATGGGATTCGTAGGAGTAGTTAGTGCTCTAACTGCTGCTTATGCCTTCACCCCTGCTAATAACGAACCTGTAACGGTTGCAGCTCCTTTCAAAGTTGAATCAATCGACCCTGAAAATGAACAAGCAGTACTTCAAACTGCAAATGAAAAGTTCACTTTAGAAGTTGATTTTGATGCTCAGTATTCAATTGATGGCAACGGCTATCAAGCTTGGCGTGAAGTTGAAATTAACGAGATTAAAGACATTCGCGTTTATGACGAAGATGGCGAGGTCTTAGCTTACGTTCATCGTTTAGACGTAGTTGAGATTAAAGATCTTATCGAATCAGGGATTAGAGAGCGCATTTAAGCGCTCCATGGTGAATGTCATGAATGCACATCCTGAAATTATCGAAGTATCAAGACTTCAAGCTCTTATTAAAGATTCTGTAAATGCCCTGCTCCCACTTTCTAGTGAGAAAGATACAGTCATCACTGATGGCGGCAATTGGATTCACTTGCGTTATGTGGGCCGAGGTACTGAACAAATCCAATTAGAGCTAGGTGATCAGTTCTCTATTAAGACAAAAATCGCCTACCTAAGTGAAACGTTAAAAAGATTGGCTGAAATTAGAAATGAGTTGAGAGGTGGGTGATGGAGTGGATTAGTTGTGAGGAGTAATTACCAGAAGAAGGCGTAAGAGTTCTGTTTTTAGACAAATACGACATCATCCACGAAGGAACTTTAAATACTGATTATGTCGATGGGCCTTATGGTGAGAATGGTGAAGACTTCGGTGAAGAGCAAACCTTATGGACTTCAAACTCAAGTGGTGAAGAGCTTCTACTTATCCAAGTTAAATATTGGATGGAACGCCCAAATAGCCCAGTAGAAAAGAATTAGGAGAAGATTATGAATGCGCCAGTGCAACACTCAGGACAGAACCCTTTTGCAGTAGCTGCTCCTACAACTCAAGCAATGTCTACAGTTCAATCTGATAGTCAACGTGCAATTGCAGAGGTTCAAGCTGCTTTAGTTATTGCTAAGCAGTTCCCACGAAACCCAATTGAAGCTTATGACCGGATTATGAATGCTTGCCAGCGTCCCGGCTTGGCTCAATCGGCTGTTTATTCTTATGCTCGTGGTGGTAGTTCAGTAACTGGTCCATCAATTCGGCTTGCAGAAATGCTTGCTCAGAATTGGGGGAATATTCAGTACGGTATCCGCGAATTATCTTCTGAAAATGGCGAATCTACGGTTGAAGCATTTGCTTGGGATGTTGAAACAAATACCCGTCAAACAAAGGTTTTTCAGGTTCCACATATTCGTTATACACGCAATGGATCTAAAAAATTAACAGATCCACGCGATATTTATGAATTGGTTGCAAATAATGGCGCTCGTCGTCTACGTGCATGCATCTTAGGTGTAATACCGGGTGATGTGATTGATGATGCTGTTAATCAGTGCGAAAAGACAATCCATGCAAGTGCTGATACTTCACCAGAAGCTGTACAAAAACTTGTTGTTGCCTTTGAGCAATTTAACGTCACCAAGAAAGACATTGAAGATTACATTCAGCGTCGTCTTGATGCTATTACAGCAGCCAATATCGTTGCGCTTCGCAAGATTTTCACTAGCTTACGTGATGGCATGAGTTCACCTAAAGACTGGTTTAAAAATGTCACTGTGAAGGAAGTTGGAGAAGTTCAGGAAGTTAAACCAACTGTACCAGACAACGAGTTCCCGGTTCTCTTAGAGCAGATCAAAGCCGATGCAGTTACTAAAGAGTATGTATTAGAAGGCTATGCACTTACTAATGCACAAATAGCTGAGGTAAATGCACTATGAAGCTATTCCGATGCTCAAGCCTAAATAAGCTTATAGGCGACTCTAAAACTAAAGGCTCAGTTCTTAGCGATACAGCTAAGACTGAGATCAGAACAATCGTTAAGGAGGACTTGACCACGTTCAAGTCTTTCAAAGGAAACCAGTACACGGCTAAAGGTAATGCGCTTGAAGAAATTGCAATTAGCCTGTCTGGCAAGGTTCGTTTTCGTCAGTACTTAAAACATCAAGGCCGTTTGGAAAATGAACTAATCACTGGTGAATGTGACATTCTTGACCTAAATAACAAGTTGATCATCGACACTAAATGTACTTGGGATATTGGTACTCATCCCTTCTTTCAAGATGAAGCAGAAGAAAAGGCAAAGAAAGCCGGTTATGACTGGCAGATGCAAGGCTACATGTGGCTTTACGACTGTGAACAAGCAATGGTTGATTTCTGGCTACTCCCTTGCCCTGTCGAGCTTACAAATGATTGGGATGACCGAGAACAGCTAATTGATTTAGTTGAGCGTATCGATCTTAGAGAACGTTTAACAACTGTCACCTACAAACGTGACGAAGCAATGATCCAGAAGATCAAAGACAAAATTCCACATGCTCAAGAGTACTACGCAAAGTTATATCAAGAGCGCATTAAGGCAAAGGTGGCAGCATGAAACAAATCGAATTAAACACAATTAGCGGTACTTCTGACCAGATCGCAGAAGAGATTTTTAAGAAAATTATTGGGCCTATGGTTGATGAAATGAATAGCCAAGATAAAGACTCAGCAAAGGTTTTCACATTCTCAGTAATGTGGCTTGGTATGGCTTTATATGCTGCTCAATTTGAACCGCACAATGCCAAGAAAACAATTCAATTCAGTGTTGATCAGTTCATGGCAACGTTCGACAAATTCAATAAAAGACCGAGCTAAGGAGCAGCAGCATGACAGATTTGAATAAGGAAAGTGAAGTTAATCTACGCTTTGAGCAAGATGATGGTGCTGTTTGGGTCTTTGATGGTGATAGTCAATTTGGCACCGAAATCAGTCATTTAATGATGATGCATGCAGATGAATATAACGAAGATGAATTACGTGTTATTTGTCACCATGCAGCATGTGAAATTGACAGACTTAGAGCAGAGCTAGAAAAAGCCAAAGCTCAGGCGGTGCCAGAGGGGTATGTTCTTTTACCAAGAGTACCAACTGAAAAGATGCTCCAAGCATATGAACGATATTCAGTCGCGCCGATGTCGACGCTGAGTAAAAATGGATATAAGGCAATGGTTGAAGCAGCAAGCGAATCGGGAGCTGAACAATGAGCATAACTCTTAATGGTCACCAATTAAAAAGCCTTCTCGAATTTGTAAATCCAGATGGTGAAAATGATTTGGATCAACTTGAAACTGAACTAACTATTAAATTTTTTGAAGATGGGCACAGTGGCAAAGGCTATTACTTTTGGATGACCGAATATCCAGAGGAAGGCAGCATGTTGTTGGATGTTGAATCGGGAGCTGAGGGATGAGTGAATTTAACTTTGAGCAACTTTATCTAATGGCTCTCATGAATAGTAAAAAGCCAAAGTACGTTTTGAATTGGGTTCATGTATCCAGACATGGGCCAGGTGCGACAAAAGCTACAGAAATTTGTGAATATTTTGGGATAGATCCAGAAGGTACTGATTTTAGAAAAGCGGAAAGTAAGGAGGGGTGAATGTCAGAAAAGCAAAGTCGTTTGCTTGACTTGAAGGCGGTTGAGTTAAAAACCAGCCTTCCAAAGTCAACTATTTATGACTGGATGAAAACAGGCTATTTCCCTCCTTCAATGCTATTTGGGGAGGGTAAAAGAAAAATTGCGAGATGGCTTGAATCTGATATAGACTGTTGGATAGAAAAGCACAGAATGGCATCCTAA